CGTTCCTTTTCTAACCCACAAAACACCTCGATTAGCCACGATCAGTCAGGATCTGTTTGATTAATCTTAAAACTGGGGAGATCCTTTCAGATCCGGTTGATTTGACAATAGGAGGTGTGGCAACACCCCGAATTCACTCACCTTTGAATGATTTACCATCAAAAGGGCACGAAATGATTGACTTTGCAGCTGAGGTTGGCATCCCTTTAATGGAATGGCAGAAGTTTGTGGCAATTCATGGACATAAAGTTAAACCCGATGGCAGATGGCATCACACAGAGGCTGGCTTACTGATTGCAAGACAGAATGGCAAATCGACATTTATGATGCTGAGAATCTTAACTGGCATGTATGTATGGGGCGAGAATCTACAGCTCTCATCAGCTCATAGATTAACTACCTCACTTGAAACATTTAGGCAGATGGTTACCCTGATTGAGGAAAATGATCGCTTGGCTTCTGAGGTAAAAAAGATAAGATGGCAACATGGTGCTGAGGAAATGGAATTGAAGGGCGGTCGTAGGTTTGTGGTAAAAGCAGCAAACAACGCATCGCGTGGTATTTCAAAGCCTTCAACAATTCACTTGGATGAGTTGCGTGAATACAAAGATGAGGATGCCTGGTCATCAATGCGATACACAATGATGGCGGCACAAAATCCGCAAGTATGGATTTATTCCAATGCTGGAGATCAACATTCTGTAATTCTAAACAAACTTCGGGAACGCGCTCTTGCAGCTAGTGCGAACCCTTCCGACACGATCGGTTGGTTTGAGTGGAGTGCTGAACCCGATTCGCCTATTAACCTTCCGTCTGGCGAAATAAACTGGAAAGCATTCTCTCAAGCCAATCCATCGCTGGGCATCACAATTCATCCTGATAACCTAAAAGCCGTTATTAATGATCCACCTGATATTGTAAGAACCGAAGTGCTTTGCCAATGGGTAGATACGATTAACTCAGCAATTGATCCTCAAAAGTGGGCATTGTGTCAGAGCGAACCGATACCTTTAGATCCCGAAAAGGAAACTTGGTTTGGATTAGATTTAAGTCCAGATCGAAAGTTTGGCGCATTAGTTGCCACACAAAAACTACCGGGCGAAAAGTTTAATTTGGTTTTACTTCACACTTGGTCAAATGATTATTCAATTAACGATTTAGCGGTTGCAAACGATATTGCGCCGTATGTTAGAAAATATAATGTTCAGACTGTCGCTTATTCCAAGAGGACTGCACAAGCTGTCGCGAGTCGGCTAGTTCCTGCTGGAATTCCCATTACAGATATGGATGGGGCGATATATGCTGAAAGTTGTGATCGATGGCTGGGCGCAATCAATTCCCATCGATTACAGCATGGAGGGTCGGAGGAACTTACCCAACAAACGCTATCCGCTGCGAAACTGCCCTATGGGGATGGGTCATGGATCATCGGAAGGCGTGTTAGTCGAGTGGCAGTTTGTGCAGCTGTCGCTTCGGCGTTAGCAACATATTTTGCGACACAAGTAGAATCGGAAATTGATATACAAGTAGGATAATTCGGACAATATGGTATATTATACCTTAATGGGATTATTCGATAGATTTGTTACAAATAGGACTTCAATTCAGAATACAGATGTTGAAGCGTCTTTAGCACCTTTCAATTTATCAACATCGGTTTATGGTTTATTGAATGCACCAACAACAGTTGATCGTGCAAGTGCAATGTCAGTTCCAGCTGTGGCTCGCGCAAGAAATATAATTTGCGGAACAATTGGATCATTACCTTTACAACAATATAACAAAATGACTGGCGCACATATTGAACCGTTAAGAGTAATCAATCAACCAGATCCAAGAGTTTCCGGATTTGTTGTCTATAACTGGTTAGCAGAAGACATTTGGTTATACGGAGTTGGATTTGGTTTAGTTTTAGATGCCTATGAAGGTGATGGTCGGGTAAGGTCATGGACAAGAATTGATCCACGCAGAGTGATTCCTAGATATAACTTAGCAATGAATGAAATTGAAGGTTATGAAGTAGATGGCAGATTAGCACCAATTGCCGGTGTTGGAAGTGTAATTAGATTTGATGGCGCAGATGAAGGATTTATTAATCGCGCAGGTCGCACAGTTGTTGCAGCAATTGAATTGGAAAAGGCTGCATTGAATTATGCAAAAGAACCAGTTCCATCAATGGTGTTAAAATCTAATGGAACTAATTTAACTTCTGAAAGAATTGGCAAATTATTAGAAGCATGGAGAAATTCCAGAGCGACTAGATCAACCGCATTTCTAAATGCTGATGTAGAAATGCAATCAGTAGGATTTGATCCAAAGTCAATGCAGTTAGTAGAAGCTCGTCAATATGTGGCGTTGGAGATAGCAAGAGCATCAGGAATCCCTGCTTATTTCCTTTCAGCGGAAAATACATCTATGACTTACTCCAATGCCACTTCGGAGCGCAGATCATTAGTTGATTTCTCACTACGACCAATCTTGGCTGCAATTGAAAGTCGTTTGTCTTTATCGGACATTTGTCCATCAACATCTGAGATTCGCTTCGACCTTGATGATTTCCTTCGCGGTAATGCATTAGAGCGTGCTCAGGTTTATCAGATACTAAATACAATCGGCGCAATGAGTGTCGAGCAAATACAAGAGGAGGAGGACTTGATTCGATGAAAATTCAAGTTCCAATATCACTAACCGCAGCTGATTCTCAATCGAGAACTATCTCTGGTCAAATAGTTACATGGGGAGAGCAAGGCAATACATCTGCTGGACCAACTATATTTGCTAATGACTCAATCAATTTTAGCAAAGGCATCAAATTGCTTTTAGAGCATGATCGCACTCGTCCAATTGGAAAACTAATTGCACATGAGGTAACAGATACCGGAATTGTTGCAACATTCAAAATTGCTGAAACAACAGCAGGAAATGATGCATTAGTTGAAGCTGCTACTGGCATGAGAGATGGATTCTCTGTTGGAGTAAAGGTCGATGCATGGGATAACAAAGATGGCGTTATGGTCATCAGCAAAAGTTCAATTGTTGAAACATCATTAGTAACTGATCCAGCAATTGAATCAGCAAGAGTGGCACAAGTTGCTGCATCAGAGGATTCTGCTACTTCACCAGAGGTAACAGATACAACAAAACAATCAGAAGGAGAACAAGTGTCAGACACTACCGTTCCAGAAGCTCCTGCCGTTATTGAAGCGGTAGAAGCGACCAATGTAGAGGCTGCTGCTCCAAAGCCAGCATTCTACACAACTCCACGCATCAATAAGAATTTGACCGCTGGTCAATTCCTTGAGGCGAACATCAAAGCTGCAATGGGCGATGATGAAGCAAAGACTCTTGTTAAGGCAACAAACGACACCTCAACAAACACAGGTCTTACTCTTGCACCACACATGAACGAATTCATCACAACTTCAATTGATGGTCGTCCAGCTGTAGATGCAGTATCACGCGGCGTTCTTCCAAATTCAGGAATGTCTTTCACAATTCCTAAGATCGGAACTGCACCAACAATCGATGGCGATTCAACTGAGGGCGAGGCTCTTGGTGGAACTGAAATGGCTTCAACATACATCACAGTTGATGTTAAAAAGGCAGCAGGACTACAAACAATTTCATGGGAATTGTTAGATCGTTCATCACCAGCATTCTACGATGAGCTAATCAAAGAACTTAACTACGCATATGCAAAGGCAACAGATCGCGCACTTGTATCTAAGTTAATTGCTGATGGAACTCAAGCATCAACACAGGCTGCAACAATTGCTGGATTCAAGGCTTATATTGCTAAGGAAACACCAGCTGCTTATCTTGCAGCAGGAAAGTTTGCTAAGAACATCATTGCTAACACAGCATGGTGGGAGGCAATTATTACAGCTGAGGACACAACAAATCGTCCTCTATTTATTGCTGCACAGCCAACAAATGCACCAGGAAATGTTGGAGTTCAATCATTAACTGGAACAGTAATGGGTCAAAATCTATATGTTGATCCACATTCATCAATCACAACACTTATTGATGATTCTGCATTCTTGGTTGTTCCAGAGGCAGTAACATTCTACGAAGCACCAAAGACACAGGTTCAAGTTCAAGCACTTGCTAATGGTCGCTTACAGGTTGCAGTTTATGGTTATTATGCAATCGCAACAAAAGTTGGCGCAGGAATTCGCCGCTTTAACCTTACCTAATAACTAACTAATCATGGGGGAGTGGTTGCTCCCGGTCATTCCCCCAGTCGAGTAAGAGAGGATTCAAATGCCAACAATTATTACTGCTGCAACACTTAGAACTACTCTTGGTGTTTCATCCTCTCTTTACTCTGATGCAGTTTTGGAAGACATTATTGATTCTGCAGAAACAGTTATTTTGCCAATGCTTGTTGGCTATTCAGTAGCCATTGATGCAGTATCTTTGAATAACAACATTGCTTATTTCTCAACAGTTCAAATGAATCCTTTTGGCGAATCCCAATCTGTGGTTATCTCCGGATGCGGAACTCCATTCAACGGAACAAGAACTATCACAACTGATCTTTTAGATGATTACACATTCTCAGCAGCAATTACAAATGCTGATATTATTTCCAAGAACATAATCCCATCGGGGCTGGCTACCCTTACCGGTGCATCAACTTATGTTGGTAATAGCGCGGTAGAATCAGCCGTATTAGTGGTATCGGTTGAGATATTCCAAAGCCGAACAGCTGCTGGAGGACAAATCGAAGGCGTTGATTTTAGTCCATCCCCATTCCGCATGGGTCGATCACTTTACAATCGTTGCGCAGGATTATTGGGATCATTAATTGATGTAGGAACGATCGCTCAATAATGCCATCTACAATTCTTTCAGCAGTTAGAACACCTTTAGCAACCGCATTAGCATCAGTTGCAGGAAATGTTTATTCATTTGTTCCAGAAAGCGTAATTCCACCAGCTGTTGTGGTAGTTCCAGATTCACCATATTTAGAATTTGATTTAATTAATAAGTCGGTCATAAAATGCAAGATCAATATGACCATAACAGTTGCGGTTGCGTATGCAAGTAATCCTGCATCGCTAGATAATATCGAGCAACTACTAATGAGCGTTCTGGCAGTTATCCCATCAGGATATGAAGTCAGTTCAGTCGAAAGACCAACAGTCAGTCAAGTAGGAGCATCAACTCTGCTAATTGCAGATATTAGGGTTTCGACTTACTACAACCAAACATAAGGAGATCAAAGTGGCAACCACAGTTATCACAGGGCGCGATTTGAGCCTTACTATCGATAGTAAGTCTTACGATGCCCAAGCATTATCTGTTGCATTAAACACAACATTGGATCGTCAAGCATTTGAAACAATTGATGGTCGGGTTTTTAAGACAGTCGATTACGATGCAACAATGGATTTAACAATTCTTGCCGATTGGGGCGCATCAACTGGAGCAGCATATTCAGTTTGCGAACTACTATGGGCAGCAGCAAAGTCATCACCAGATACAGCTCTTGCTTATACATTTACAGCTGCAACTGGCGCAGTATTTACTGGAAACCTTTATCCGTCATTCCCAAATCCAAATGGAAATGGAAAAGATGCACAACAGGTTTCATTTACTCTACAATGCACAGCAGCACCAACTTTAACAGTTAGCTAAAAAAAGAAACCGGGAGCACAATGAAATTAACAATTACAATTACATATAACTCAGGTGAGGAAGCAATTTATACTGCTAAGACTCCTGAGTGGGTGAAGTGGGAAAAGCACACAGGATTTAGCATTAAAGATTGGGATGATAAAGGTGGAATATCAGGATTGATGTTCTTGGCATATCACGCTCATAAACGAGAAGCTGCTGGAAAGCCAGTATTACCATTTGATACATGGATAGAAACAGTTGCTGATTGGAATGTTATTCGCGGTGATGCAGACCCAAAAGTCATCAAGCAGGAAGCCTAAGTCGCTTATTAGTTGAGTTGGCAATAGCCACACAGATACCGATGAGTGAATGGGTTGATGCAGAGGATATTTTAACAGCGATCGAAGTATTGGAGGATAGGTATGGCAAATGAAACTATTGCATATAACAAATCCGATCTCCGAGATATTTACAAAGCCTTCAAACTTATGGATGAACAGGCTACTGAGGAAGCAAGAGCGCAGTCTGCTGCTCTGGCGTATTTTGCATCAGAGGAAATTAAACAAGCTGCTAAAACAAGAACAAAGTCTGGCAAAGTCGCGGAAAGAGTCGCGGATGGCGTTAGCATTAAGAAGTCCAGCAAAATTGGTGAGTTCAGTTATGGTTTCGCACGCCAGAAGTTTTCAGGTGGGGCTACAACGCAAACCTTATGGGGTGGTATTGAGTTTGGATCTAATAAATTTAAACAGTTCCCTTCATATTCAGGACGGCAAGGCAGAGGTTCGCGTGGATGGTTTATCTATCCAACCCTTCGCAGAATTCAGCCTGAATTGATTAATAAGTGGGAACAAAGTTTTGATCGCATCATTAAGGAATGGGTCTAATGGCTACCGGTAATCGCACGCTTAAACTCTCAATCCTTGCCGATGTTGATGATCTTAAAAAGAAACTTGGCGAAGCTGATAATGCTGTTGAAAGCAATGCAACTAAGATCGGTGAATTTGGAAAGAAGGCTGCTGCTGCATTTGCAGTTGCTGCTGCTGCTGCCGTTGCCTATGGCACTAAATTAGCCATTGATGGGGTCAAGGCTGCAATAGAGGATGAGCAAGCACAGTTCAGGTTGGCTAATGCTCTTAAAGAGGCGACAGGGGCTACTGATGCCCAAATAAAGGCTACTGAGGATTTCATTTACAAAACATCTCTTGCTACTGGAGCATCAGACGACCAATTAAGACCAGCTTTGCAAAGACTTGCAGTTTCCACAAAATCAACTGAGGAAGCCCAAAAACTATTATCTTTAGCATTAGATGTAAGCAAAGGTTCAGGTAAAGATTTAGAAAGTGTTGCCAATGCTCTTGCAAAAGCCCACGATGGGCAAGGAACTGCATTAGGTAAATTAGGATTAGGAATTTCTGCTGCTGAATTAAAAACATTGTCTTTTACAGAGGTTCAACAAAAATTATCTGATCTTTATGGTGGAGCAGCAGCTGCAAATGCCGAAACATTTCAAGGCAAGATTGATCGATTAAATGTCGGATTTAAGGAAGCAAAAGAAAGTCTTGGATTTGCTCTATTGCCACAAGTTGAAAAGTTTATTACTTACTTAAATACTACTGGCATTCCAACCTTAAATGGATTTATTGCGGGCTTAACTGGAGATGCAGGATTAAAAGCATCTTTAGATGAAAGCCAAAAAGGTGCTGAAAGTTTTGGAAATGCATTAAAAACTGTTGCTGGCATTATTTCTGGATTTATTACTTTTGTCCGAGAAGCAATTGGTTTGCTTATTACTCTTGCAAATCAAATGATAGCAATTGCCAATATAGTTCCGGGCGTTAATATTGGATCAATTCCAAACATTGCTCCTTCTGCTGGTGGAGTTCCAATACTTCCACAAAATACAAATGCTATTGAAGGTAGATCAAAAGGCACGACAGTAAATAACATTACAGTAAATGGTGCAATTGATCCTGTTTCTACTGCTCGTCAGATTAACAATCTAGTTCAGGGAGAAGCCACAGCTGCTGGAACTTTTGCTGGATTGGGTCGAAATCGATATGGTCGTGGTGATTAACATTGGCTCTTTCATCCGTCCTTGCCACAATCACAATTGGTGGAACTTCATATAATTCCAATGTAATTGATTACATTACAATCGATTATGGTCGCACTCAGGTTTGGGAACAAGCAAGAGCATCTTATGCAAAAATAAGTCTTTACAATCCAGATAATGCTGACTGGTCATTTGACCTAATGAATACAGTTGTAATCAAAGTTAAAAATGCATCTGGAACTGATAGAACTATATTTACTGGAAAGATCAATTCTATCGATGGATCTATGTCTAACATTGGTGTCGTCAGAGATGTGGCTAGAGTTGAAATAACAGCTTATGGTCCTTTCGCTGATATGAACAGACGAAACATTGGTGGATCTGCATATCCAAGAGAATTAGACAGCGTTCGCATGACTAGGATTTTTAACGATGCTGGAGTAACAATTTCAACTGTTGATAGTCCGGGAATTTATGAATTAGCAAATAGATCAGCATTAACTTCAAATGCTTACTCAATGGCTGTTAGTTATGCTACCCAATCTTTTGGTTATATTTATGAAACAACTGGTTTTCAAGTCGGTTTTGCAAATGAAAGCCGTAGAACAACTGATGTTGCTGCAAATGGATATTATGTAATTCCGACCAATTACATCAATGGCTATTCTCTAGCATCGACTAGAAGCGCAAATGATGTTATTAACTCAGTTTTTTTGACTTATGCAACTGGAGATAAATCAGCTTCTAGTTCAGGATCAATTACAACCTATGGAACAAGAGCTGCAAATATAACCACAGAACTGCATAATGCTACCGATGCCACAACTCAGGCAAATCGATATTTGGCACTCCAAGCAACCCCACAAACAAACATTGAGGCTTTCAGTTTATCTCTGTTAAATCCAAATGTTTCAAATGCCGCTGTTGATGTATTCCTTCAAATAAATATGGGCAAAGCCATTCAGATCAATGGTTTGCCTTATTCCATTATTGATACAAGTTTTGATGGATTTATTGAGGGCTGGACTTGGAACATAACTAGAAAATCCATTGATCTATCAGTAAGGGCTACCAACTCAATTCTTAGCCTCACCCCTACAAGATGGCAGGATGTTTCTGCTGCTCTTGCATGGAATGCGGTCAGTCCTACGCTACAATGGGCTAACTATTCTTAAGGAGATTTGATGGCATTATCACCGAATTACTCATGGGCTGAGCCAGACGATACAGCATTCGTCAAAAATGGCGCAGATGCGATGCGGACTTTGGGTAATGCTATTGATGCAACTCTTTACTCTGAACTTTCCGCTTTAATCCATCCATTTCTACTCATGGGAGCATAATGGCACTTACCTATAAAGTGTTGGGGCAATCAGCACCAACATCAACTTCAAATGCTGATTTATATACAGTTCCAGCATCAACATCAGCAATTGTTTCAACTTTAACAATTTCTAATACGACTGCTACTGCTGCAACAGCAAGAGTATTTATTCGCATTGCTGCGGCAATAGCTGCAACAACCAATGCAATTATTTATGATGTTTCAATTGCTGGAAATAGCGTTGCGACATTTACTTTAGGAATTACTTTGGCAACAACTGATGTGATTACAGTTCGAACAGGAACAGCAAATGCTTTGACATTCCAAGCATTCGGAAGTCAGGTTTCATAATGGCACAGGGTATATTTCCAACACCAGCATTGCCTTTTACAAGGTTAGCAACTATTACAACATCTACTACATGGGATCATCCAGATGGCTATTTATCAGCAAAACCAATTAAAGTTATTTGCATTGGTGGTGGCGGTGGTGGTGCTTCTGGTGGAGTTTTGAATGCAACAACTGCTCAGTCCGTTACTGGAGGTGGCGGTGGTGGTAGTGGTATGCTTTTAATTGCAGATTTATTTATTTCATCGCAAGCTACAATTACAATCGGTGCTGGTGGAGCAGGTGGCGCAGCCGTATCTCAAACTGCTGCTGGTAGCAAAAATGGTAACGATGGTGGAAATCCAGGAGATACAATTTTTTCAACTTCGACAAATTATTTGAAATCAATGAATGCCGAATTAATGAATGCTTTAGCAATTATGGGTGGCTCAGGTGGAGGTGCTTCAATTGCTGCTGAGGCAGGAGCAGGTGCATCTGGTGGAGGTAGATGTCCAGGTGGATCAACACCACCAGCAAATTATCCAGCAGGAAGTTTTGGATATTCCTATACCTCTGGTGGCACGCCTTATTCTTTAACAAATTTTTCAACTCCATTTTTACCTGCGGGATTTGGTAACATTGCACCTTATGCGTCAGGTGGTGGAGGTGGAGGGGGAAGTGTTTCTACTACTGCGGTATTAGCCGTCGGTGCAGGTGGTTTTGGATATTCACAAAATAATGGTGGAACTGGTGGAGTTGCAGCTAGATCAACAACTGCAAATGGAACTGCAACTGGAACTGTTGGTGGATCTGTTACGGGCTATGGTGCTGGTGGAGCAGGTGGAGGAGCAGCAACAGTCATAAATGCAACAATAACTTCCGCAATTTCAACATCAGGTGCTGGCAGCGCAGGTGGTGCTGGCGTAGTTTATATTTATTATTAGGAGATGATGATGATATTTGCAATTATTGAAAATGGATTAGTAGTCAATTTAATTGTTGCTGACCAAGATTTCGTTGATAAAGTTTATCCGGGTTCAGTTGATGTTACAGACCTTGATCCTAGACCAGAAATTGGTTGGATTTATGAGAAAAAGAAATTCAAAGAGCCAGTAATTGATGAAACCATTTCTTTGTAAAGCGGGAGTTCAATTTCGAGAGCAAATTGATGATAGTTTTCCAGACAGAGATCGCTCATCCGATGGGTGGGTCGCTGATGCAAGACACATGTCTGCTGGCAACTCTGATCACATTCCAGATGCGAGTAGCGGAGTCGTTAGGGCAATCGACATTGACAGGGATCTATCTGGTAAAGCTAAACCAGATGTCATGCCATATCTTGCTGAGCAAATTCGAGTCGCAGCAAAGTCTGGCGAAAAAAGAATTGCTTACATCATCTTTGACAGCAGAATCGCATCGCCTAAAAAATCTTGGGCTTGGCGTTCTTACAATGGCTTTAATAAGCACAACCATCATTGCCATATCAGCTTTACCAAAGAAGGCGATTCAAACAATTCATTCTTTGATATCCCGATGATAGGTGGTAAATAATGGGTCGCGTAACGATTAGTTCTAATAACCTATTTCCTGGTCCTAAAGGAGAAAAGGGTGAGAAGGGCGATGCTGGTGGTCCTCAAGGTCCAGCAGGTCCAACAGGTCCAGCAGGTCCAACAGGTCCTCAAGGTCCTCAAGGCTTACAAGGAACTCAAGGTAATCCCGGTGCTCAAGGTGCTCAAGGTCCAACTGGATCAACTGGCTTACAAGGCTTGAAAGGTGATACTGGAGCAACTGGCGCAAAAGGCGATACCGGAGCAACAGGAGCGACTGGAGCAACAGGAGCAACTGGATCTCAAGGTATTCAAGGTATTCAAGGAGTTAAGGGCGACACAGGTGCAACTGGCGCACAAGGCGATACTGGAGCGACTGGCGCACAAGGCTCATCAGGTGTTGTAACAGTCAATGCACCAATTACAAATGCTGGCACTTCATCAGCTGCAAACCTTTCAGTATCAACTGGCACAACATCTGCCGTTGGAGTATTGCAATTAACTGATTCAGTATCTAGCACCAGCACAACAACTGCTGCAACTGCCAATGCGGTAAAGACTGCTTATGATTCTTCTTTAATTAGGGGAACAAACACCGCACACATATCAGGTAAATATTACAGAACGGTTTCAAATATAACAGTAGCAACAACAACGACTTTTGCGGCTAATATCACTTATTACACGCCAATTTTTATTCCTACAACAACAACTTACGACAGAATTGGTATAAGAACTGGAACTACTTTCAGCGGGAGTGCAAGCGTGAGATTAGGTATTTACAATGATTCTGCTGGAAAACCTGGAGTATTATTGCTCGACGCTGGAAACATTTCTCCTACTGTCTCTACCACGAGTTATGAGGTAACAATAAATCAATCTTTGAATGCTGGATTTTACTGGTTTGCTTGGAACACAATTACAGCAGCAACGACTAATGCTTATCAAGCATTTACTTCTTCCGTTAATACAACTTCATATACAAACTTTTATACAAGTTATAATTTTATTTCTGCAAGTGCGAATATCGGGTTCACTCAAAGCGTAAATGTTACATCTGGATATTCAAATGCAGGCACATTGGGAGATGCTACAGTTTTGCCAGCGTTGGGAATTAGGGCGGCATAATGAGCAAAATAATTACTTATGGTCTAGGCGGCTATGACGAATCAAAGCCAAACAACAACATTGTCGAGGAAATCGACATTCCAGATGAGGAGCAATAATGAAACTAACCAATAAACAAAAATCGGCAATTAAGTCATATTTGAGAGCTGTAGCAGCTTCTGGAATAACTGTGGCATTAGCCATTGTGGGAGATTTTAAGCCTGAATATGCAGTCATGGTTGGTGCGTTAATTGCTCCACTAATTAAAGCCATTGATCCAACTTCTGGTAAAGAAGCCGATTATGGTATTGATGCGAAATGACACCCAACGATTGGGTCGCGTTAGCCGTTGGTGGTTGCGCAATCGCAAGCAGTTTATTACTGGCTCTGCGCTGGGTTATTAAGTCTTATCTGGCTGAACTTAAACCGAATGGTGGCTCATCAATAAAGGATCAAATAAATCGACTTGAAAAGCGTGTCGATGATCTATTTGTCTTAATCAGTAAGTCATAATTTTAATATGGCGAACACACGAAAACCTATCAAACGCAAAAAGATTAATCGTCGAGTCGTTCGCCAATCTCCTGAGCCATTAACTAAGATCGATCAGCATTACATGTGTCTACACGAATGCTATAAAGCAGCCAGAAAAGCAGGGTTCACACCTGAACACGCCTTCTGGTTAATGACCGAGCATAAGACTTTTCCTGATTGGATCGTAGGCGATGGCGGGATCATTCCTTCCATAGATCCAACTGACGATGAGGATAACGATTAAGCGATATTTAGTTATCAGCGATCTTCAAGTACCCTACCAACATGAAACGGCCGTAAAAAATGTTATCAAGTTTGCGAAACGCGAGAGATTTGATAGCGTATTATGTGTTGGTGATGAGATTGACTTTCAAACCATTAGCCGCTGGGCTGAAAAAACACCTTTGGCTTATCAACAAACTTTGGATGATGACCGCACAGCTACTCAGGAAATTCTTTGGGCTCTCACAGAGCACAGCCGAGAAGCTCATATTATCCGGTCTAATCATACTGATCGCCTTTATAACACTTTACTAAAAGTACCTGGCTTAATCAGCCTACCTGAACTGCAATACTCAAAGTTCATGGATTTTGAATCAATGGGCATTACATTCCATAAACAATTCTTTGAATTTGAAAAGGGTTGGATACTTGCTCATGGAGATGAAGCCAACATAAGTTCTAACGCTGGACAGACTGCCCTTAATTTAGCCAAGAGGGCTGGTAAGAGCGTTGTATGTGGTCACACCCATAGACTAGG